GCTTAACATATTCTGAAATCAGTTCGTCGAGATTAACCCCTGCATGGCGCAAAAGATGATGTCGAATATCAATTGACCCGAATGACAGCGTTATTTCCCCGAACGGTTTCAAGCCCCTGAAATTCGTAATGATACCAGAACCTAATGAACCGAAAAGAGTCTTCCCATTAGCACGAAGAACAATATCATTCGCCTGAGAAAAAGCCGGGGTATGAGAATCACCCACAGAAATGCCAGTGAATTTATTAGAAACCGATTGCAGATTTTCCTGTTTTAGCGAAGGGATGCCCTTAATTCGTTCACTTAGTCTATTACACCATTCGTTTGTTATCTCTTTGCAAGTAGTCGGTGCACCAATTCGCTTACGAAGCTGTTCGCCCCATGGAGGCATATCATAATCAAGGGAGACTACATTCGGATGCTGCATTACCCGATTAATGCGTTCATAGATTTCCTTTGTTGCTCCTCCGAAGAGGTTCAGAGTTCCGCCAAAATTGACGCCATGTTCTAGGAACACCTTTTCGTATTTGTCGATATCTGGGGAGCAACGATGATCAATTTCGGCTCCCAGTTGTTCAGCCCAAACAAGCGACCAACCAAGAACATGTGAATTTTTTAATAACGGTATATTGCTAATAGGATTAGTGATTACGTTCATATGATTCCTCACGATTAAATTCCGAAAATCTTTTTACCGTCTTTTCGTTTTGCCAAATCAAAAGTTTCTGGAAAGATCCACTGATAGGGAATGCGTTTAGTGGGGCTTTTAACGCCATGGTTAATAGCGATGTGTTTATAAAATAGGCATGTCTTATCTTCGACATTAACCCATTTTTGTTCTTTCATGGGGTTCCTGACATCATTACAAAGCAAATTCATTTGCTCAAGCCAAACGTGACCATACTTATTGTCAGCGACAAATTGACCATTTGCATCAATGTGATATTTTACTTTTCCGTTAAGGCTATTCCCGCCAAAAATTTGTTGCATGCCATCAAAATGCCCAGTCCCGCCAAATAATACAGAATTTGGGTCCACAATATGTGGATATGCAAATGCCATATATCGTGCAGTATTTTTACACGGATATAACGGACTTCTAAAACCTTGATGGGTTTTAAAATATGCTTCTAGCCGTTTTGCAAATTCCATCATAGTAAATGGTCGACCCATTGTCTTCGGTTCGTCCAATAGTGTTTGCAAATCTTCACCGGCCTTCAATGGTCCACTAATCAACCATTCTTTAACATTAGTGCTTTTTGGAAAATAAATTTGAAAAAGATCATTACGAGCATGACGTTCAGTTTTAAATCGCTCCTGTGTTTTCGGAATGCCATCATGCAATAATGACATAAATGTCCCCCAGTGTTCATTGCTGAATGAAAACACAAGAGTCAAAAACAGCCGCATTTTGTTGTCAGTAACTAAACGCATTTCATCTACGAATGGATGTTCATGCCAATGCAGCCTATGAGAGAAAATTTGATAGTCTTCTCTCAGTAAATCATCATCTCGTTCATCAAACGCTTTACAATACTCGAAAAATTTTTCAATTCGTTGGTCTTGCGTCCAAGATTTCATCCAACTGTCTGTAGGTTTACCATTTTTTAAATCTACTGTAACGGTATTTGGATAGGTTATATTCATATTTTATATGTTGGTCGAGTTGGCCGTTGTGAAAATTAAAAAGGAATTATACCCCCTGTTATTTCAATTCCTTGCATTTTTGTTTATACTGTTCGACGGTCATCCCGTTTGCAGCAATGATTTTGTCGTCAGACGGATGCGATTTCATCCCGTTAAAAGTTTTGATGAGGCCCAAATCAAGCATCGCTTTTTGTCGGCCGAACGGATGATCTTTAATCTTGCAAGAAGACCAGATTTTATCAAAATCTAGATCGTCATAATCCGAACCCGGCTTAATATAGTTTTCTACATACCTGATAAAATCGCAACAGCAATCTTCTGCATTGTAAGGAACAGAGCCCGTATCCTCATAGATTTTAATCATAACTTCATCAAGCAATGCATCGCCTTTGTATTTTTTATTTGGCTTGACCAAATACTTTATGCATTCACGGGTATTGGTCCCATAATAAAATAGGCTTTCTCGAACAACATACTCTGGGAACCAATCAGCAATATCGGCAACAACTGCAGCATATTGAAAGTGATATTGGCGCAATCCATGTTTCACGTTCCACTTAAGCATCCAGTCGCCAATTTGGCGCAACGTATGTTTTTGGGCAGTAGCGAGAAAGTCTGCAAGCTCTCGAGCAAGCTTTGGGACATATTCGGCAAGAAAGTAATCGCCGCCACGTTTATATTCGGAAGTCGGTTTTGGAAATGCGGGGAATTGGTAGCCCACTGAAGTGTAAAAAGATTTTTTATAATTTTTAACAATCTTCACCATATCTTCAATAGTTCCTGCCGAATGCAAATCAAACAGGATAGTATTATGATAACCACTGGGCTTAATGGCATAATTAATTGCGCTGCCGCAAACCCGATGCAAGATAAACACATACAGCCATTCTGGAAGAGAGAAATCAGAATGTTTTCCAGTCCAATTAGTTGCAACGGTTTTTCTAAATTCGTGGCAGGTTCCGTCCTTCATTTTGCCCCAGTACGGGTGCTTATTTGTCCACCCGTAAAAGACATCATTAATAATTTGGCTAAACCCGGCGTATTTTCGTTCAACCACATCATAAAGATGAACATTCTTCATTAAGTCATCATCGATGCTCGAATTCATATAGTCCAAAGAACCCAAATTGCATTCCTTCTGCTGAACTTCGGCCATTCGATAGTATCGCAAAAATTCGTCGTAATATTCCGTAGTCTCAATCATTTAGCTTCCCTAGGTTGATAATAAATTTTCGCTTGTAAACCTGGCATTTGTTCATTTGTGCTCTTAAAAGAGAATAATTTCTCTCCGCTAAAATCTTCAGCGCTGTGCAAAACAAAAAAGATAACTCTCCCGGTTTTAATAGAACGTATTCCAAATCCTGCAGTAAAATCATCTGAAGCCAGTTGTCTTAGACAGCCCGGTACATCGAAATAATCTGCAGAAAACGTTTGTGTTTCTGAATTATACGTAAACAGATTTGAGGGGTAAATTTCGCCAACAAGTTTAAAGGTCATAGAACGTTTAGCGTTTTAGCGTTAATGATATTCCCCGCATTCGGAAACCAAAGTTTTCCTGTTTCTGCTTCTTGCGGCAAACAGCCATGCTTTTCAACATAATCTTGCTCTGCTTCCGTGGAAACAATTCGAATGTTCTTAGCAGAGGTACACTGAATAATGTAAACCGACTGCGTCTTAATTGTCAGGGTTTTTAAATTAGGGTACAAGAGCTTTACGCGTTCATAAATGCTGCGCTCTTCTACGATGTTTAGCCATCGCTCGGGATAGGAGAAATATAGCGAAGTTGTTTTTTCATCAACTCGTTCATGATCAAATAAGTTCTCTAGATGAGTTTTGCCCATATGCAGTTCATATTCGAGGCTCTCGCAGCGCATATGTGGGCGACGGTGGACATAGACTAAAATTTCAAAAGGGTAATTCATTTTTTAAAGTAAAAAGCTAGTGTAAGCCAAACAGTGTATGCTACGGCAATAGCAACATTAGTCCACATGCTAAACGTTTGCTTAAGCATGTGGAACATATAAATCCCCCAGTACCCCCAAAGAGTAAAGAAGAAAATCATTCCAATGCTTACGCCCTTGAGCTGGCGGTCTTTTAGCAGCATGCGAATGTTATCAAGCAAGAAAATAACTGCTCCGATTTGGAACAAAGAAGTGATAAGGTCGAGTGGCACAAAAATCTCCTGTTTTAACCGTCCAAGCAGATTGTACACCGTAAACGGGATTTTAAACTAGACCAAAGGGAACGGGTTCGCCTCCGAACTGGTCCCCGTCTAAAGATGTATCAAGGTCAGAGTCTGCAGCGACATTCTCATACACTAGTTTCTGCGCAATTTCGCTTTCACCAGAAAGATATTTTAGCAGCTTAATAACAAGTAGGGTTGCTGAAATAGTGTCGTCTGTTGCTCCTTTTTTCGCAGCATAGGACCCACCAGCAGCAATATAATTTTGAAGTTCAAAATGCAAAACATCAGAATTGATGATCAACCCGTTATTAATTCGCTCAATCAAGTTCTTCATTTGCATACACGCTAGCAGTTTTGAAGAGCCCGTAGTATAGCACCCGAACTTTCCATTATTCTCATTATACAAATTGACGCCGTCAATATCAACGCCTTCTCCATCATCATTTTGCAACATTGCAACTAAAGCTTCGCCAATACCATTCCGTTCAAAAGTCCAAAGAACTTCTGCTGAATTACGATTGGCATCAGAAGCCCTAAGGTGTTTAAGAAGCCATTTAATTTTGGCATAAATTAATGGGATATTAACAGTGTTTAAGCGAAGTTCGGCGACCTGTTCCAATGACGGAAACTCGAACACTTCTATAGCAGTGAAATCGCTTCCTGTGCCAGTAGCAGGATCGACACCGACTAAGTACATTCGGTTGGGGCCTGAAACTTCTTTCCAAAATTTAAAGCCCATATTTTCAAATAGTGGCGGTTTTGTTTGTAAGGAATGAAGTTTGCGGGTATCTACTAGCAACGCATCTGAAGAAAGGAATTCGCAGTCTACTTCTTGGCGAACTTTAACTGGGCCCAATTTGCCTTTCATTTCGTCATAGTATTTTTGGTCACGTTCTGGATGTTCATGCCAAAGAGCTTTTACGGGGAAAAATGAATTTTGGCCAGAATTGGCACCGCGCCATATAGTTGCAAATAGGTCACTATCTCCGTTGGGAGTACTAGTCAGAATAAATTTGCCACCTGTGGACAATGAAGGCGCAATAGAAGCCCACATTTCTTCTTGAATTCTTCGATTTAAGAAGGCAATTTCATCGATAAAAAGGCAGTTATGACTTATGACGGAATTAGTAATATAAGAATGGACATCTTCAACCTGAACCAAATCATAGACCGTTTGGCTTTCGCAGTGTGGCAGTAGACTCAGAACTTTTAAATTCCGGTCAATAATATCGCCAGTCAATAATTCGCTAGCGGGCCTAAATTCACCGTTGGCAAATATCTTGTGATCTGGTGTGCAAATTAGATTAGACCTATCACTAAACTCCAGTTTCAAAGTTTTGGAGTTTTTAGTTTCTAGTAATCCGGTAAAGTCTTTAAATCCTGAACCAGTTAAAACCTGAAAGCCCGCTATTTCGTAAAATCCTTTTCGTGGAAGTTCTGATAAGTAGTCTACAAGACTAAGGATACGTTCAATCGGAATAACTTGTATTTCACCAGTTTCTTTATTCCTAATGGTTATTTTTGTAGACCCGTCTACGCATGACGGCGAACCACCTCGACCTGTCTTTTCGCTAGTTGCTTCAGATTTTATTTTTGATCCATTGTCAAATTCTATACTCGTCCTAGAATAATACCGACATCCCGGTTTCAACCAAGCGGGCAATTCTTCATATGCGAATTTTATGCGTGACATAATCTCTGTTGCGTGGTTCATTGCTTTAGATGCAATAACTGCAAGTTTGTCATCTGCAAAGCATGTTAACCAAAGGATGTACATTGCGACGACAGTTGTTTTTCCCAATTGTCTGCTGGCAAGCACCACCGTGTCCTTTTTCTCATGTATGGCCGCTAACATCCGTTTTTGGTATTCATACAGTTCCATTGGCAATATTCCCTTTGTAGGGTGCTGGACTTTTACGAACTTCTCGATGAAATACACCGGATCGCTTTTACACCTTATGAGGTCTTGAATTGATTCTGGGGTATACTCAGTTTGAGCATACGCCTTTTTGATTGATAGATTGGTTGCCATAATTTTCCATATTTAAAATATAACAAAGTATTTATCAACTACCTAACAGCTAAAGGCTGTTAAGGTTGCTGTTAGGTTTTCTTGCTTATAATTTATAAATAAGGAAATGCAATAATTTACTGACGCTTGCCACGGGGAATAAAATGAAATTAAAACAATTATTTGAATCTACATCTAAACAAGAAGTTGAAACAGTCTTAAACAGGTACGGGATTGAGAACTACACCATCAATGATGACTTGTCCGTGGATGTCGATGGAGATGTTGATCTAAGTGAAAATAAGTTGAGTTCGATTCCTGTCAATTTTGGGAAGATCAGTGGAATTTTTGACTGCTCTAACAACCTGCTAACCTCTTTACAAGGAGCACCAAGAGAAATAGGCGGGTATTTCGGTTGCTCTGGTAACCAATTAGCCTCCTTACAAGGAGCACCAAGAGAAGTCGGTGGGGGCTTTAAATGCTCTGATAACAAATTAGCTTCTTTGCAGGGTGCGCCAAAAGAAGTAGGCGGGCATTTTTGGTGCTATCATAACCAATTAACCTCTTTGCAAGGCGGGCCAAGAGAAGTTAATGAGGGTTTTGATTGCTGTTATAACAAACTGACATCTTTACTGGGCGCGCCTAGGGTAGTAGGCTGGCATTTCAATTGCTTTAAAAACCGATTAACCTCTTTGCAAGGTGCACCTAGAGAAGTAGGCGGGGAGTTTAATTGCCGTTTTAATCCAAAATTGACCTCACTTGACGGAATTGGCAATGTTGCCGGACAAATTAAAAGCGACCTATCATGAAATTAAAACAATTATTCGGATTCTCGTTTTCGACCTCAAAAGAAAAAGTTGAAAACGTTCTTAAGAAATACAAAATCACAAACTATACAATCAATGACGATCTGTCTGTTGATGTGGATGAGGATATAGATTTTCGTGGTTCAAATTTAAAAAGATTTCCAATCAAATTTGGCAAAATAAAGGGAAATTTTAATTGTTCTAACACCCAGTTGGAAACGCTTAAAGATGGCCCGAATGAAGTCAGCGAAAACTTTTACTGTCACAATAACCAATTAGTATCTTTGGAAGGTGCGCCAAAAGAAGTGGGCGGGAGTTTTTGGTGCATGAAGAACGAATTGATTTCTTTGAACGGTTCACCAAGGGAAGTAGGCGGGGATTTCAACTGCGACTTAAACCGACTAGCATCCTTACGGGGGGCCGCGCGTGAAGTGGGTGGCGCATTTGGCTGCGAGAGTAATGAACTGCAGACTTTGGAAGGATGCCCTCGCATTGTAGGCGGGGATTTTTATTGCTCTAAAAACAAATTAACATCTTTGCACGGCGCACCTAGAGAAATTGGCGGGGATTTTAATTGCCGTTTTAATCCAAATTTGACCTCACTTGACGGGATCGGCAATGTTGCCGGAGAAATTGAAAGCGATCTATCATGAAATTAAAACAGCTGTTTGAATCAGTGTCTAAACAAGATGTGGAATCCATCTTAAAGAAATACGGGATTAAGAACTATACCATCAATGATGACATGTCAGTCGATGTTGATGGGGACGTGAAGCTAAATAATAATCACTTAAGTTCGATTCCTGTTAATTTTGGGAAAGTAAGTGGGCATTTTTGGTGTCATAAAAACCAATTAACTTCTTTACAAGGTACACCTAAAGAAGTCGGTAAGGATTTTGATTGTTCTCACAACCAATTAACTTCTTTACAAGGTGCTCCTGGGGAAGTTGGTGGCGGCTGTTTTAATTGCCACAACAACAAATTGACCTCTTTACAAGGTGCACCTAGAGAAATTGGTGGAAGTTTTTGGTGCGCTGATAACAAATTAACTTCTTTACAAGGCGGGCCAAGAGAAGTCGATGGGAGTTTTTCGTGCGCTAGTAACCAATTGTCCTCTTTACAAGGCGCTCCAAGAGAAGTTGGTGGGCATTTTTATTGCTCTAAAAACAAATTGACCTCTTTACAAGGTGCTCCTAGAGAAGTTGATGGGCATTTTTATTGCTCTAACAACCAATTAACTTCTTTGCAAGGTGCTTCAAGAGAAGTTGGCGGAGGGTTTTGGTGCCATAATAACCAATTAACTTCTCTACAAGGCGCACCTAAGGAAGTCGGTGGGGATTTTAATTGCTCTAACAATCCGAATTTGGCATCACTTGACGGAATCGGCAATGTTGCCGGGCACATTTTTAGCAATCTATCATGAAATTAAGGCAATTATTCGAATCTACATCTAAGCAAGATGTAGAATCCATCTTAAACAAATATAAAATAGCAAACTACGCTATCAATGATGACTTATCAGTAGATGTCGATGGAGATGTGGATCTGAGTAATAAGAAGTTAAGTTCGATTCCTGTTAATTTTGGGAAAGTAAGCGGAATTTTTGACTGCTCTAACAACCTGCTAACCTCTTTACAAGGCGCACCTAGGGAAGTTGGTGGTGATTTTAATTGCTCTTATAGCCAGTTAACTTCCTTACAGGGTGCTCCTACCATAGCCTATGGTAATTTTATTTGCTCTGCCAACCAATTAACATCTTTGGAAAGGGCACCTAGGGAAGTAGGTGGGGATTTTATTTGCTCTAATAACCGTTTGATTTCTTTAAAGGGTGCACCTAGAGAAGTTGGAGGGCATTTCAGTTGCGCGCGTGCCAAACTGACATCTTTAGAAGGTGCACCTAGAAAAGTAGGTGGGAATTTTTGGTGTGTTAGCAACCAATTGCCCTCTTTACAAGGCGGGCCTAAAGAAGTTGGTGGGGATTTTAACTGTAATAGTAACAAATTGACCTCTTTACAAGGCGCACCAAGAGAAGTTGGTGGGAGTTTTTGGTGCCGCAACAATCCGAATTTGACCTCACTTAACGGAATCAGTAATGTTGGCGGAGACGTTTTTAGCGACATAAAATGAAATTAAAACAATTATTTGAATCAGTTGCAGTCCCTAAACAAAAAGTTGAATCCATCCTTAAAAAATACAGGATCGAGAATTACGCCATTAATGATGACTTGTCAGTAGATGTCGATGGAGATGTGGATCTAAGCTACAAGAAGTTAAGTTCGATTCCTGTCAATTTTGGGAAGGTTAGTGGCAGTTTTTATTGCTCTGACAACAAATTGACTTCTTTAGAAGGTGCACCGAGAGAAGTCAGTGGGGATTTTGATTGCACTCATAACCAATTAACTTCTTTACAAGGTTCACCTAGAGAAGTAGGCGGGCATTTTTACTGCTATCATAACCAATTAACTTCTTTACAGGGTTCACCTAGGGAAGTCAGCGGACATTTTTGGTGCTATAGCAACCAATTAACCTCTTTACAGGGTTCACCTAGGGAAGTCAGCGGACATTTTTGGTGCTATAGCAACCAATTAACCTCTTTGCAAGAAGGTCCTAGAGAAGTCGGAGGGAATTTTAATTGCTCTGATAACGAATTGGTAACCATGCAAGGTTCACCTAGGGAAGTAGGCGGGCATTTTAACTGCTCTACCAACAAATTGACTTCTTTACAAGGTGCACCTAAAGAAGTAGGTGGGGATTTTAGGTGCTCTGGCAACCAATTAACATCTTTGGAAAGGGCGCCTAGAGAAGTTGGTAAGGATTTTATTTGCTCTGATAACAAATTAACTTCTTTACAAGGCGCACCTAGAGAAGTTGGTGGGCATTTTTTTTGCTACAACAACGTAAATTTAAAATCACTTGACGGAATCGGTAATGTAGCCGGAGAAATTGAAAGCGACCTATCATGAAATTAAAACAATTATTTGATTCAACTTCTAGACAAAAAGTTGAATCTATCCTGAAAAAATATAAAATAACGAACTACGTCATTAACGACGACTTGTCTGTAGATGTCGATGGGGATGTGGATTTGGATAGTAAACGCCTAAGTTCGATTCCTGTTAATTTCGGAAAAGTTAGTGGGAGTTTTGATTGCTATAAAAACAAATTGACCTCTTTACAAGGTGTTCCGAGAGAAGTCGGTAAGGGTTTTGATTGTTCTCATAACCAATTAACATCTTTACAAGGTGCGCCTGGGGAAGTTGGTAGGGATTTTAACTGCTCTCATAACCAATTAACTTCTTTACAAGGTTCACCTAGGGAAGTCAACAGACATTTTTGGTGTTCTCACAACCAATTAACTTCTTTGCAAGGAGCACCTAGAGAAGTAGGTGAGCTTTTTACTTGCGCTAATAACCAATTAACATCCTTACAAGGTGCACCTAGAGAAGTCGGTGGAGAGTTTTACTGCTATGGTAACAAATTGACCTCTTTGCAGGGTGCTCCTAGAGAAGTTGGCGGAGGGTTTTGGTGCAATAATAACGAATTGACCTCTTTGCAGGGTGCTCCTAGAGAAGTTGGTAAGGATTTTTGGTGTGGCAAAAATCCGAATTTGAAATCCCTTGACGGAATCGGCAATGTTGCCGGAGAAATTAAAAGCGACATAAAATGAAATTAAAACAACTATTTGAATCAGTTGCAGCCCCTAAACAAGAAGTTGAATCTATCCTAAAGAAATATGGTATCGAAAACTACACCATAAATGATGACTTGTCAGTAGATGTCGATGGAGATGTGGATCTAAGTAATAAACACCTAAGTTCATTTCCAGTGAATTTCGGAAAAGTTAGCGGGAGTTTTGATTGCTCTGACAACAAATTGGCAACTTTAGAAGGCGCACCAAGAGAAGTCGGCGGGGATTTTATCTGCTCTTCCAACAAATTGGCCTCTCTAAAAGGAGCGCCTAGAGAAGTCAGCGAGATTTTTAATTGCTCTTATAACCAATTAACTTCTTTGCAAGGAGCGCCTAGAGAAGTGGATATAGATTTCATTTGCTCTTATAACAAATTAGCTTCTCTAAACGGCTCGCCAAGGGAAGTCGGTGGGAGCTTTTATTGCTTTAAAAACCAATTAACATCGCTAAAAGGAGCTCCTTGGGAAGTCAGCGAGAATTTTGATTGCTCTGACAACAAATTGACGACTTTAGAAGGCGCACCTAGAGAAATAGGTGGAAATTTTTATTGTTATGATAACCCAGATTTAAAATCCCTTGATGGAATCGGTAACGACAGCGTTGCCGGAGAAATTGGAAGCGACATAAAATGAAATTAAAACAATTATTTGAATCAACTTCTGGACAAGAAGTTGAATCTATCCTAAAGAAATACGGTATCGAAAACTACACCATAAATGATGACTTGTCAGTAGATGTCGATGGAGATGTGGAGTTAAATAATAATAGCTTAAGTTCAATTCCTGTCAATTTTGGGAAAGTTAGCGGCAGTTTTAATTGCCTTTTTAACAAACTGGCTTCTTTGCAAGGCGCACCAAGAGAAGTCGATGGAGATTTTATTTGCTCTCATAACCAATTAACTTCTTTACAAGGCGCGCCAAGAGAAGTCGGAGGGAATTTTTATTGCTATCACAACAAATTAACTTCTTTGCAAGGTGCTCCTGGGGAAGTTGGTGGAAATTTTTATTGCTATCGCAACAAATTAACCTCTTTGCAAGGTGCATCTAGGGAAGTGGGTGGGAGTTTTGATTGCTCTGAAAACCAATTAACATCCTTACAAGGTGCACCGAGAGAAGTAGGCGGGGCTTTTAATTGCTCTGGCAACCAATTAACCTCTTTAGAAGGTGCACCTAGAGAAGTAGGTGGGGATTTTTATTGCCGTTTTAACCCAAAATTGACTTCTCTTGACG